CCTCCAAAAACGATAGTCGTTGGACGTACAGCATCTGATGCGGTATCAGATCTACAGAACTGGCGCACAGGTCAAGGTAGTTACACTTCAAACCATTTTAATGTGAATAGCTCATATGGTATGCTTGATGGTAACTTTAAGTATATGTATGATAAGTATAACGACAAATACCGCTGGGTACCATTAGCTGGTGATATCGCCGGTCTTTGTGTGGTTACTGATAATCAACGTGATCCTTGGTGGAGTCCTGGTGGCTTAACTAGAGGACGTATTAAAGGTGTTGTTAAATTAGCATTCACAGCTAATAAAGGTCACAGAGATCAATTATACAAATCTCCTTACGGAATCAACCCAATTGTGAGTATGCCAGGAAAAGGTACGGTATTGTGGGGTGATAAAACAACTCTGACTAAACCAAGCGCATTTGATCGTATTAATGTTAGAAGATTGTTTATAGTACTTGAGAAATCTATTGCAGCTGCTTCCCAATATACTCTATTTGAGTTTAACGATGAATACACAAGAAACCTATTTAAAGGTATGGTTGAACCATTCATGAATGATGTGAAAGGTCGAAGAGGAGTATATGACTTCAAAGTTATTTGTGATGAGTCTAATAATACTGGAGAAGTTATAGATAGAAATGAATTTGTGGCGGATATTTTTATTAAACCCACAAAATCTATAAACTACATATCATTAAATTTTGTTGCTACTAAGTCTGGGGTTGAATTTTCTGAGTTATTCGGACAAGTTTAGTTAATGATAACTACGAAATATCTTGAATTGACAGTAGGGTGTAGAAATCTTCCTACTGTCAAGGGTATTTTGAATGATTATAATATTAAACCAAGAGATACTGTCACTATACATTCCAATGATTTTTTAATGTTAGGTGGATGTTCTATAGTTGAGTTGGAATGTGATGAATGTAAAACAACATACACTCAACCTATATACCGGTTATTAGAAGATGATAGACGGATTACTTACTGTGGCTCATGCATGCATGATATTGGTTACAAAAATACATGTAAGACTGTTGCTACACAAGAATATAAAGAAGAACACTCTAAACGGATGTTGAAATTCTTTGCTACTGAAGAAGGGCAGGATTGTAGTATTAGATCGGGTGAATCATTTAGTAAGAACGGTTCAACGTGGAATGCTAAAGGTAGACAAACGAAGTTGAAACGGTATGGGAATGAACATTACAATAATCCTAGATATGGCTCTGAACACCCTAACTGGAACCCTAATAAAAGTAAGTTGCAGGAATATAAAATTAAGGTTAGAAGAATAACTGAATCAAATGATTTGAGGTTGTTACCTAATTCAGATAAACCTCGAGGTTTATGTGGAGTTGATGGAGCATACCAATTGGATCATATTATACCTATATCTTATGGGTTCGATAATAATATACCTCCAGAAGTGATAGGAGGTATATCCAATCTACAGTTTATACCGTGGAAGGATAATTTAATCAAAAGTAATATGTTTAATTAACAAAAACCTCCTAATTACTAGTTAGGAGGTTTTATTATCTGCAACACACAATCTATTTATTGCTGCTTAATTTCTCAACGATAAATAACACTATAAACAACTTTTTAACCATTAATATAGTATATACTAGGTAACAATATGAAGACTTATGATCAATTTTTAAATGAAGGTAAAACAATAAAAGTAACACCATCAATCAAAAAGAAAATTATTAAGGATATTAAGATTGCTGCTAAACACAACGATTTAGATAGAGATGATTTTCTTAATATAGTTTATTGGATTGAGAAATATAATGAAATGCCATCTAAAGAGAGTATTGCTTCTTTAGATTCAGCAGCAAGTGAGATTATATATGGTATTATATATAAACATACAAGTAAAGTGTATGTTAAAGATGTATATGGTGTAGAGATGTTATAATAGGTATTTGATATCAAATACAATATTTTGAATTTTAATGACATTTAACTGAGTGCAATCAGTATAATATAGGAAATTAACATGAGTTTTTCAATTAATGATTTTACATCAAATCACTTCCCAACAGATTTATATAGAGCTAATTTATTTCAAGTAGAGATTGATAATATCGGTCGAGATGGAGCTTCATTTGTAGTTAAAGGGGCATCTATTCCAGGTTCTACTGTAGAACCTGTTGAAGTTCCGTTTATGAATCGAGTTGTAAAAATTGCTGGAGATAGAACATTTGAAGATTGGAACGTTACTATTTTAGCGGATCAAACTTTATCTATTCGTGCAGATATTGAGGGTTGGTTAAAGGACCAATCAGGTCACAGTAATATTAGCGGAACATCACCATCACAGTATAAACGTACTATGAGAGTTAAACCAATGGATCGTAATGGGAATGTTGTTACTACGTATACATTCCATGGAGCTTTCCCTACAACGTTAGATGCTATTGATCTAGCTTGGGGAACGGATGGAGCTCCTGCTGAGTATGGAGTAACATTCTCATATGATTACTGGGAAGTACAGTAATAGTTTAATTTTTGAGTTTAATATATTATGAATATTTTTGAAGCTATCGGAGATAAACTCTCAAAACGTATGGGGGGTACAAAGAATACTAACCGATCCTTTGTATCACCTGATGCGGATGGATCAATTGCAATTGATGCATCTAATTTTAGTGTTTCTCAATTTGATGTTAATGCTACTTGGAAGAACAGTGCAGAACTCATTAAACAATATCGAGTTATAGCTAATACACCAGAAGCTAATACTGCAATTGATGATATTGTAAACGAAGCTATAGTGTTTGATACTTCTCAAGATTCAGTATCTATTAATTTAGATAAGTTAGAACTACCTGATAACATCAAGGATAGTATAACTAACGAATTTTTTAATATTCTAAAAAAGTTTGATTTTAATTATAACGGAGATGAGATATTCCGGAAGTGGTATGTAGATGGTCGTATATTCTTTCATGTTATAGTTAATGAAAATAATCTTAAAAAAGGTATCACTGAACTTCGTTACATAGATCCAACTAAGATTCAACTCATAAAAGAGATTGTTAGAGAAAAAGATGATAATCAAGTTGATGTTATAAAAGAGGTTAAAGAATATTATTTATATACTGATGATATAAACGGACATTCAACTACACTTCAAATAGATCCAGCATCCATCATATACGCTGACTCAGGTATATTTGACGATGATTCCAATCAAGCGTTATCTTATTTACATAAAGCTATTAAACCACTTAACATGCTTAATATGTTAGAGGACGCGACTACCGTATATCGTATAACAAGAGCTCCAGAGAAACGTGTATTTTATATTGATGTAGGGGATCTACCTAAAGCTCGTGCTGAACAGTATATGAAGGGTATCATGTCTAATTATAAGAATAAAATGGTATACGATTCTAACACAGGTACTATTAATGGTGCTAAGCATACTGTTAGCATGTTAGAAGATTTTTGGATACCTAGACGACTTGGATCAGCATCTACGGAGATTGATACTCTTCCTACAGCATCTGGTGATTATGGTCTAGATGAATTAAGGTATTTCAGAAAGAATGCTTATAAAGCGTTACATGTTCCTGCTTCTCGATTAGAGGATGGATCAACATATGGATTCGGTCGTCAGAGTGAAATTGCTCGAGATGAGATTAAATTCGCTAAATTTATAAACAAACTAAGAAAAAAATTCTCGTTATTATTATTCCAAGCTCTTCGTGTTCAATTAGTGTTGAAAGGAGTGATAAATAAAAATGAATGGAAAGGTATTAGAGAATTAATCAACTTTGATTTTATGGATGATACATTCTTTGTTGAGTTAAAAGAGAGTGAGATTCTTAAAGAAAGGTTAGAAGTTTTATCTAATATGACAGATTATGTGGGTTCTTATTACTCTCATGATTATATCAGAAAAAGAGTGTTGAGACAATCTGAACATAATATAGAAGAGATAGATGCTAGTATTAAAGATGAACTCAAAATAAAACAATATAAGGATATTGAAGATGGATATTAAAGATTTAATTAAACATAGTAATAATAAAGCGGCATCAAAATTTAAAGATGTGTTCTCTAGTTTATTACAAAATCGCATTCACAGTAAAATTGATGCTAAACGATCTACAATTGCAAAGACTATGTTTACAGAGGTTTCTGGTGATAAAGAGGCTTATCAAGCATTTTTTAATAAAAAATTAGAGAAGTTTGGAGTAAATAGTCAATCAGAATTATCTAAAGATGATAAAGATAAATTCTTCAGTGAAATAGAAACTGAATGGACTGGAGATAACTAGTGAAATCTTTTGAGAGCATCGTCAATGAACTTAAAAAGAAACGAGTCGTTCGAAA